ATAATTTTCTTTTTTAATTACCCAACTATTATCAAATATTATAGCTTTAGGGGGAGCGTCTTGTATATTGTTACCACCTATAAAACCCTTTTTAGAAATTTTAGGAAAATACCTTTTAATTAAAGGTTTAATATTTTCTTGTTTTCTATTATTAATATAAAGAAATAATAAATCATCAAAAGATTCAGAAATTAAAGTGGGGTCTTGATTTATATGGTTGATATTTTTATGGAAATAATTGTTATTATTAAATCCTATTTTTATATCTTCCCAAGTTAAATTATGTTTAATATTAAATTCATCTTCTCCCTTAAGGGGATCAATAGCATATATATTAGAAAATAAACCACTAGAACCAAAATAAAAAGTATTTTCTCCTAAATGGCTGTTTATTTCTACCATTTTTCCTCTTTGATTCAAATTTTTAGATAAAAAATCTATTAATCTAATTATACTAAAAAAGTTAAGGTTTAGTTTATCCTTGCTAGAAAAATTTTGAATCCCAAATTTAGGTTCTGATAAGACAATTTCTGTGTATTCATCTACTTCTTTTGGATGTTTTATATATTTAGCTATGTTTTTATTTAAGATATTACCATTTTCATCAAAAGAAATACCAACCCTTCCCCCTCCTTTTCTAAATTCATTGAAAAAGGTGTCTGAATCAGATACACTTGAATGGGAAAGATCGGATATTTGGAGAAAAATACTATTTTTTAATGTAAAAGAATTATGAGTATTATAAAATTGTTCTAGGTACACATCCGCTGCGTTTTTAATAGGTAAGACCTTATTAGTTAAAACTTTGAGCATATGATTAGTTGCAATATAAGAATGGGCTCCTTCCCAATTTGAACTAGGGGTTGGGAGAGTTAAATATTTTCCAACATTTAAACCCTCAGTATTTTGATTTTTTTTACCTAAATGAATTAAATCGTAATTAGAATTTTCAATTTCATTAATAATTTTAGAGTATTCATCAGTAAAAGTATTGTCGGTATTTAGTATTGGTTTATGTAAAATAATATCATCTTCTAAAAATAAAGCATTTTTTACACCATCAGATAAAGCCTGATCCCATGCCTTTTTATGGGATAGAGCACAAGCAAATACTCCCATAGTTACCATACCATTAGGATCAAAAAAAGAGGAATTTAATATTTTATCTTTTAACAATTGTTCTTGGTTAAGGTCTTTACCATCTATTGCTTCTATAAAAGTAAAATCAATATTAGGAAAATTATCTATTAAAGTTTTTTTTCTGTCTAGTCTGCGTTTTAGGTTTATAACATAGATTTTATCAAAACCAAGTGTAGAGTATTTTGTATTCATATTATAAGGAATCTAAGAAAAAATGGTATTTTTCTTTTAAAAAATTATCATTTAAAAACTTTATATTATTAACTTCTTGGTACAATATATCCTTTAAATCACTATCAGAAGTATTTTTAATTTGTATAATAGTTTTTGTTATTTCATTGTAATTACACTTAGATATAAAGGGGTAATTTGGTAAAAATTCGGATATTGGCAAATTTGGGGATATTATAGGTACCATACCATTTACCATACTATATAATGTTTGTAAATCAAAAGAATTATAAAGTCCTATATTAGCATATATATGGTTAGTTTTATAAAAATTACTGAAGTTTCTTAATTGACCTTTAAAACTGATATTAGAATGTAATGCCGTTGCATTATTTATTAAAGGTTGAGTTGTAAATGGACTTCTTCCATGTTTCCCATATATTTTCAAATTATAGTCAGATAAAGAGGCTAATGAAGGAATTAAATGCCCAAACCCATTATTAAATGAAGGTATACCATTAAATCCTATATTATTATTAGGTTTAAAATAGGAAGGATTAAAGGTAATAGATTTTTCTTTTCCTAAAGAAGGGGGAATTATTGTTACTTTTTTATTACTTTGGATTTCGTAATAGTTTGTAAAAAGATTAAAGTCTAAATTACTATAAAAAATTAAGGCATCAGCATAATCGTTGTATAATGTATTTTGGGAATTTTTTGATAAAGAGTTATATGATGAATCAGATTTAAAATTATAATGTTTTAAAATATCAACATCTATATTTTTATGTATTTCAGGAATAGTATCAATTACAAAAATTTTAGGGATAGAAATATTATCTAAAAAGGGAGTAAGGGATAGTAAAGAAGTTACTTTAAAATCTAATAATACTAAAACATGAGTATAGTTTTTGTTTATACTATATGATAAATTTACATCAGATATTGAATATATATCTTTTTGTTGAAGGTTTAATGTAGAAATTAAATTATCTAAAATAAATAATTCATTCACATACCCCCTATCAATATAGTTTGTAATTATACATATCTTCATAGGGGGAATATACAAAAATATTTTAGATATCCCTACTTATTTTTAATTCTAATTCTTCTACTTTAACTGTTAAGTCTTTAATTGCTTCAATTAATAAAGGTACAATTTTTTCATAGTTAACGGCTTTATATCCACTATCTCTAGTTGTAACAGCTTCTGGTAGTATTGCTTCTATTTCTTGTGCAATTACTCCTACATCTTTACCTGTATTACCGTGTATAGTTTTTGTTTCTTCTTTAGTTAATTCTTTCCAATCAAATGTATTACCACTTACTCCAATTACTTTACATAAAGAATTTTCTATAGGTTTAATATTACATTTTAATCTTTTATCAGAAGTAGCATAAGCTACAATATCATTTGTTGCATCAATTCTACCTGTAGTTGTATTACAAGCATTTCCAGTACCCCCTACATTTAAATGATTTCTAACATGAGAACATTGAGTATAAAAGGTACAATTTTGATTTGAAGATAAGTTATAACCAGCAAGAAAGGAATAATCATGACCATTAATGTAATTGCTATACCCACCTAATATAGCACTACAATTAGCACCATTACATATACAATTTAGTCTACCTCCTAAGATAGCAGAGGTGTTAGAATTATAAATTTTATTCGTAGTACCTCCAACAATAGAACTCTTAGGTGAACTTACACAAATTACATTGAAATCTCCTGCACCTATAAAACTACAATTTGTACCTGTTTGACAGATGCAGTTGTTACATCCTGCAACTATAGCACTATTACCAACACAAGTATTAATTTTATTGGCACCTCCTGCTCCTATAAAATTTCCTGAACAAGCAGTATTATTATTGACTATACAATTTACTGATCCTCCTGCTATTACACTAGTTTTACCACTGGATATATAATTTCTACAACCACCACCAATAAAACTTTCAGTTGAACTTGAACCTGTGTTTTTTAATCCACCAGCTATAGAAAATCTAGTAGCTGAATTTGTTTGGCTACTTCCTATAGTTATTTGCATAGCCCTAATTTGAGCTAATGCATCTCCATCACCCTCTGTAAAGACATGACATTCACCAGGAGTAGCATAAACGTTTTGGGCACCATAACCAGCTAAATTATTTAAATCATAAGATATGTTTCCAAAACTATCTCCATCATAATCAAGTATGAATTTCTGGCCTTCATTAATGGCTATATTTTGGGAATCGTTATGTAATATGTTACCATCAAATGTTAAACTACCTTCAGCATTTAATTGGCCTTGTGTACCTGTTGAAGTTGTAACTCTGTTGTTACCTAAATTTGTTATAGTAGCTGTTCCGCTTGTTCCTGAAGAACCTGAAGAACCTGAGTTACCTGATGTTCCTGAAGAACCTGAAGAACCTGAGTTACCACTTGATCCTGAACTACCTGAAGTACCAGAGTTACCGCTTGTTCCTGATGAACCACTAGAACCTGAGTTACCACTTGATCCTGAACTACCTGAAGTACCAGAGTTACCGCTTGTTCCTGATGAACCACTAGAACCACTTGTACCACTTGATCCTGAACTACCTGAAGTACCAGAGTTACCGCTTGTTCCTGATGAACCACTAGAACCACTTGTACCACTTGATCCTGATGAACCACTTGAACCTGAGTTACCACTTGATCCTGAACTACCTGAAGTACCAGAGTTACCGCTTGTTCCTGATGAACCACTAGAACCTGAGGTTCCTGATGAACCACTAGAACCTGATGTTCCTGGGGTACCTGTTCCACCACTTGTTCCTGAAGAACCTGAACTACCCGATGAACCTGAACTACCGGATGAACCCGAAGTTCCTGAATTTCCTGATGAACCAGATGTACCACTTGATCCAGATGAACCTGAAGTTCCAGATGAACCACTTGATCCTGAGTTTCCTGAAGAACCACTTGTTCCTGAAGATCCTGATGATCCACTTGTTCCTGAAGAACCTGATGAACCAGATGAACCACTTGAGCCTGATGTACCACTTGAGCCTGAACTACCACTTGAGCCTGAACTACCACTTGAGCCTGAACTACCTGAGGTTCCACTTGAAGCGGCATTTGTTTCATATCCTACATTACCACTTGAATCTACAACTAATACATCATTACTAGTTGTTATATTAGGTAAATTAGGGGCATTTAAAGTACCATCAATCATTGTTAAACCTGAACCACTTACAGATAAGATTGGAACACCTGATATATCAGATGCTGCAAATACTATCCCTGTCAAATCATCTGTTACTGAAAATAATTGACCTTGAGATCCTTGTACATCTAAAATTGTGCTACCTGATCCTGATACTGTAAGTTTAGTACCATCAAATGTAAAATTAGCTTCAGCATTTAATGCACCTTGAGTTCCTGTTGATGTAGTTACTCTATTGTTACCTAAATTTGTTATTGTTGCTGTACCACTTGTTCCTGATGAACCAGATGTTCCTGATGAACCACTTGAACCTGAGGAACCACTTGAACCTGAAGTTCCAGATGAACCACTTGAACCTGAAGAGCCTGAAGAGCCTGAAGAACCAGATGAACCACTTGAACCAGATGTTCCTGAGGAACCTGAAGAGCCTGAATTTCCTGATGAACCTGATGTACCTGATGATCCACTTGAACCTGAAGTTCCAGATGAACCACTTGATCCTGAGTTTCCTGAAGAACCACTTGTTCCTGAAGAACCACTTGAACCTGAAGAACCTGAAGTACCACTATTACCTGAACTACCTGATGAACCCGAAGTTCCACTTGAACCAGATGTTCCTGATGTACCATCATCTCCTCTATCACCTACTAAGGCGAAAGAAACAATTACATCTTCATTATTAGTAAATGGGGATGCAGCTGATGATGCTTGTTCACTTATGTTTATTGTCCAATATACACCTAAGTCTGTTAGGTTTGATATTGAAAACAATATAAAATTTTCTGGAGCGAATTTATCCGCTATTCTCATATGACCCTTTACTGCTGATGTAGAGGCATCAATACTCTCTAAAAATGACTGTATATTATCACCATCTTCTGTAGTCTGACTAATAATGGATAATGTAGATGCGTTTTGTGTAGTGTTATTTAATCTTATATCTCCATTACCTGGATCAGCAGTACCTGTTGCTGTGTCAAATGTATAATTAAAAGTAGCACCACCAAAATTACCATCTTGTCCTGATGTACCACTTGACCCAGATGAACCTGAAGTTCCCGATGAACCTGAAGTACCACTTGAGCCTGAAGAACCACTTGAGCCTGAACTACCTGAAGTACCAGATGACCCTGATGAGCCACTTGTTCCTGATGAACCTGATGAGCCTGAAGTTCCTGATGTACCACTTGATCCTGTATTTCCTGAAGTTCCAGATGAACCACTTGATCCTGAGTTTCCTGAAGAACCTGAAGAACCTGAAGTACCAGAGTTACCGCTTGTTCCTGATGAACCCGATGAGCCGGAGTTACCACTTGTTCCAGAGGAACCTGATGAACCATCTGAACCTGAAGTTCCTGAAGTACCAGATGACCCTGAAGAACCACTTGTGCCTGATGAGCCTGAAGAACCACTTGTTCCAGGATTACCTTGGACACCACTTGTTCCTGATGAACCACTTGAACCACTTGTTCCTGATGAACCTGAAGAACCGTTTGAACCTGAAGTTCCTGAAGTTCCTGAAGAACCGGTATTACCTGAAGTACCTGATGTACCGGATGAACCAGATGAACCTGAGTTACCACTTGTTCCTGAAGAACCAGATGAACCATCTGAACCTGAAGTTCCTGAAGTTCCGGATGAACCTGAACTACCTGATGTTCCTGAAGTTCCTGAAGAACCTGTATTACCTGAAGTTCCTGAAGAACCACTTGATCCTGATGAACCTGATGTACCACTTGTTCCTGGGTTACCTTGGACACCACTTGTTCCTGATGAACCACTAGAACCACTTGTTCCTGAAGAACCTGAACTACCTGATGTTCCTGAAGTTCCCGAAGAACCAGTATTACCTGAAGTTCCTGAAGATCCACTTGAGCCTGATGTACCTGATGAGCCCGAACTTCCTGAAGTACCTGATGAGCCTGATGAACCTGAAGTGCCTGAAGAGCCTGAGCTACCGCTTGTACCTGATGAACCTGAGCTACCTTTATCACCTATAAGTTCAATAGCCATAAAGGTAGCATCGCTATTACCTACATTATTCCAACCACTTTTATCAATATGAGTGATATCTAATGTTCTCCAACCACCATTATCTGTTTGGGCAGTAACATATGCTGAATCATAATATATTTGATTTGATTCTAATCTAAATGTTATAACAGATTTATTATTATTTGTAGAATCTGTTAGAGTACCTAATATTGGGTCTATACCTAATCCATCTAAATCAGTCTCACTAATATAAACTTCAGTAGCTGCAGCCGGGTCAGCGGCGTTAAATCTAAATTTACCTGAGCCTGGGTCTGCTGATGTTGTAGATGTAGAGTATTCTATACGGAATCCATAAGTGGAAACACCTGAAGTACCAGATGTACCTGAACTACCTGATGAACCACTTGTTCCTGAAGAACCAGATGAACCATCTGAACCTGAAGTTCCTGATGTACCCGAAGAACCTGAAGAACCTGATGTGCCTGAAGAACCAGATGAACCATCTGAACCTGAAGTACCTGATGTACCGGATGAACCAGATGAACCACTTGTTCCTGAAGAACCACTAGAACCACTTGAACCTGATGAGCCACTTGAACCTGAACTACCATTTGAACCAGAAGTACCAGAAGTACCACTAGATGCAGCATTTTCTCTGGTACCTACAGTACCATCACTATTTATTACAAGCGTTGTGTTTTCAGATCCTTGAGTTGAAAGACCTGTTAATTTAATTTCATTTAACTCAGCATTACTACCACTAAGTATTACTTTTTTCCAATTTGGCATATCATTCTTATTAGGTTGGTTACTGACTGTTCAGTCCACTTCCCTTGCGGGCCGTAATATAGTTATAAATATGGTTTTAATATTCCCTATTAACTAGGAGGGGGAGGTATTTTTTCTTCTTCTAATTGTTGTTCAATACTTTCAATTTTTTGATTTAATTTTACTTGTATTGTACCTATAAAGATAGCATCGATACCTGTAATTGGAATGTAATCAGTTGATTTTCTAAGAGCACGTAATTCTCTTAGAGATAAACCTGTTAGATTGTAAGACATAACTATATATTTTTATATTTTTCTTGAATTTTTAAAGTTAAATTATAAAGTATCTCTACATATTCTCCTTTAAATAACCCATTTTTAATAGTAAGTAATATTAATTCAATTTCTTTTTCTGTTAATTCTATATTGTGAGTTAAAGGAGTACCCACTTTTTCAGTAGGTACTCCTTTTATTTCAACTTTATTAGATTTAAATCCCATAAACCTTTTTATTTTTTTTAAAAACAATTTTTATATATTAAGAATAGATATAAATATCTTGTGATGAAGATACAAATATATTTCCTTTAGCCGTATATCTTGATACTACAGTTGATGTAGTATCATTAGCATCGGCACCTATTACAACAGTTGACATAAAAGCATCTGGAGTAAATCCTGAACCACTTGCATGGAATGAACTTGTTACACCCCATCTTAATGATGATAATCCATCATAAGCAAAGGCATCACCATAATCCTGATCTGTTTGTTGTATTACAATACCACCATCTCCAGCAGAAGTAGAACCAGAAGCTAATAATATAAATCTATCTTTTATTAGTAAATTTTCTGAATTTTGGAATGATGCTGTACCTTGTACTGTTAAATCATGGCTAATTACAACATCACCGGTTACTGTTAATAAACCACCTACTGTAGAACCACCATTACTTATAAAAGTTAAATTAGATTCTGCTTCAGCACTTGATCCATCAATATCAGTTAATACTCTATTATTACCAGAATTATTAACATTAATTACACCACTTGTTCCTGAAGAGCCACTTGAACCATCTGAACCTGAAGAACCTGATGTACCACTTGAACCTGAAGAGCCTGATGTACCTGAGGAACCGGACGAACCATCTGAACCTGAAGTTCCTGATGTTCCACTTGAACCAGAAGAACCAGAAGAACCATCTGAACCTGAAGTACCTGAAGAACCACTTGAACCATCTGAACCTGAAGTTCCTGATGTTCCGCTTGATCCTGAACTTCCAACAGCACCATCTGCACCACTTGTTCCTGAAGTACCTGAAGAACCACTTGAGCCTGATTCACCAGAAGTTCCTGATGAGCCACTTGATCCACCAGCACCGTCAGCACCACTTGTACCTGATGTACCTGAAGAACCTGAAGAACCTCCTGCACCATCTGCACCACTTGTTCCTGATGTACCTGAAGAACCTGAAGAACCGTCAGAACCACTTGTTCCTGAAGAACCTGAAGAACCTCCTGCACCATCTGCACCACTTGTTCCACTTGAGCCACTTGAGCCACTAGTTCCACTTGAACCTGAGGAACCATCTGAACCTGAAGTACCACTTGAGCCTGAACTTGATGCATTTTCTCGTGTCCCAACTACCCCTGCAGGGCTGATTACCAATACTGTCTCTTCACTTCCTTGTACCGATAAATCTGATAAGGACAACTGCGCTAGTTCTGCGTTCGAGCCACTAACAATTACTTTTTTCCAATCTGCCATTTTATATTAATTAAATTTTATTATACATATTAAACTTTATTCTTAAGTTAATAACCTAAAAAGAATTCATTAGAAGAAAAAACAATTCCTCCTTCTACTGCTGTGGGTAATGAACTAAATTCTAATAATTGTAATACCCCACTATTTTTTATTTTTATACCTTGATTACTAGAGTTTTTAATTAATAGTAAATCATTTGAAGTATTATCATTTATTTCAAATCTAGCACCATTTGAAGGACCACCTATTCCTAAGTTTACCCCATCAAATTGAAGGTTGGCGTTACCATCTATTTCTTGGTTACCCGTAGCAGTTAGAACATAATTATCAATATTATTATTAATGGTTATACCACTACCTCCAGTATTTTGGGTATTATATGCTCCTACTTTTAAGGAATCGACAAATCTTATATTATTAGCCATTAATCTATTGTTTTAATTCTTTACCACTCTTCACATCATAAATACCAGTAAGTCCTCCTTCATTTTCACTACTTTTTCTAGTTCTACCATCTCTTGTTTTAGTTACACCTTCTTTAAATATTTCAGAATTAGAAGTTGTTTCCATTGAAATAATAAATTTAGATTTAGAATTGTATTTAGAAATAGAATTCATATCTTTTTGTACTGTATCAGGAATAATGTATCCTCTTAATCTTATATTAAATGTACCTTTTACTAATCTATCTTTTCCATTAGTTAAAGAAGTTTCAGTAGTAAAGGAATCAATAAAAGATCTAAATTTAAACCTTTCTGGATTACCCCAATAAGCATCAGAAGCATATTCACATGCTTCAATGATTTTATTTAATTGTTCCATATAGTAAGTTTGGATTAAACAACTATATTCTATATTAACAAAGTCCGGGACAGCTACAGCATAAAATTGTTTTGCTGGGATTGCGTTATTAATAGCATCAAAATTATTGTAAAAGGTTTTAGGATTATAAGCACGTTGAAAACTACCATATAAATTAGGACTATTAGCATCCAGTTTATTATATACTGTTCTATCTTTAGTGATTGAATTTCTTTTAAGTACTATAATGGGTAACATAATAGCACCATTTTTATCCCTATAATAATTATCTTTTTGGAATGATTTCCACCTTTCAGGAGAACCATAAATAATAGGTACTTCTCTTCTTTCACCATTTTGATAAACAAAAGGTTTTATCACATTTTGAAAATAATAAAATACAGCTTCATCTAAATCCTTTATTCCAATTGAAAAGGGTTTAGTTGTATCTCCTGTCCAAGATAGTTTTTCTGATCTATTAAAGGGAATACCTGTTTCACTTTCATTAGATGCAAGTGGGATATTGGGATTACCATATCTAGCTGAAGAAGGTCTTTGTTGATCTATGCTTAACTCTTTTTGAGTTTTTGGTATTGGTTTTCTTATAGCCATTAAAATCTTTCTTTATATGGTGAAATAGCAACTTTATCTGCTGGTATATAATATGTTGATACTAATACTGATACACTTTCTCCAAATTTATCTAAACCTGGATTTAATGGGTTTGGTTCCCCATCTGAATCATTATTTGGGTATGCAGGGTTTTTTCCACCCCAATATTGGTTTCCTACTGTGCCTTGTACCCCGTAATATCCTTCTTGGTATAAGATAATATCACCTACTTCAGGTACAACATTAGCTACTTTTAAATCATCTCTAAGGAAATAAAAATCAATAGCTTGATTAAATTGTATTCCTTCTTCATCTTCTCCATATTGTTGATCTGATCTATTTATTAAAACATTAAATAAAAAAGGACCATTATAAAACTTTTCACCAGCAGCTTCACCATATATATTAACTTTAGTTTCTTCTAGTTTAAATTGATATATAGCACATTGTTGGGTAATAATATTACCCATTAACTCTCTATTTAAATGTCTCAGAAGAGATACATCTCTGAGTCCTGTATACATTGCCATATGCTATCCTATATAAATAAAATTTGGAACACCTTCTAATTCTCTATCTCTACTTTCTTTTTCATTTGCTCTTCTTTCTAATAAAGAGGCTCGTGAAGTTTCATCAAAATATGCTCTTAATCTTTCTAATAATGCTGTTTTTTCAGCAGTTGCTGCAGCTAATAAATCAGCTTGATTTAAAGTCATATTAGCATTAGGTATAGGGATTGTAGAATATTTTCCTCTTACATACCCTAAAATTTCTTTTACTAATGCTAAAGTATACTCAAAAATCCATTGTCTACCAATTGAATTAATTAAGGTATAATCAGGATTAGTATAGGGCATATTAGAGGCATTTGTTACCTGCCCACATGCTGGGTCTACACTTCCGCTAGTTCTATCATTTACTTTAATATATTCAAACCACATATTTCCTACACATGAACCACTAATCATTTCATCATCATTAGTATGAGTAAAGGGTCCAGGGATTGGAAATACTCTTAAAATATTATTGTGCATTTCAAAGCTATAATTAGATCTTCTGACCATATCATTCATTTCAATAGCTTGAATAACTTGCATATCATAATTAAGGGGCATCATTAAATAACCCATTCCACCTCCAAAACCACCAAGTCCAGTTACTCCAGCAGCTGCTGCTCCTCCAAATCCAAAACCATCAAAAGGTGCTAGATATCTAGCTGATGCAGGGGTTGGTTCTTGATAAAATACTCTTTTTATTTCTATACTACCTGTTATATTTTTTTCTTTTGCCCATGCTTTTAAATCATAATCTTGAACACTGGATGTTAAGGGTATACTACCTTTATACCAAGGCACATTACCACCAGTACCTGCTTCTGCTCCATACTGCTCTGACATTCTAATTACTGCTCCTAAATTAGGAGTAATAATACTTTCATTTAAAAATATAAAATCATCTATAGCAAACCCTTCTAAAGTTAACATATTATCCCTAACAAGGTAAGCATATAATTCATTTCCATATACGGTAATTGCTTCTTCAAATGCTGTAAAGAAGGAACTAGATTGTAATTCTATATCAACTAAAGGATAACCTAATCTGGTAGCACAAAATTCTGCTACTTTTACACAATCAGTTTGAAAATCTATACTATTATTGTAAAAGCCAAAAGGTACTGAATTTGGGTTCCAAATTGGGTCACCATTATATATAGGTACATTCATAATCTAATTAGTTTTATTATAAATATGAAAAAAGAGGACTCAAATTGAGTCCTCCGGAATTTTATTTTAAATTAAGTGTAATTTTTAAGTACTAATTATATTGATACTTTTAAAGTCCCAGCATCATTCCAAAGTTGACCTACTACTGAGGGGTCTGATGTTGGTAATGCTGCTAATGAAACTACTGATCCTTCAACTGTTAAATTAGTTGATACTGTAAGAGACCCAGTAATTGCGTGTGATCCAGTAAAATGTCTAAAGTTGTTATCTAATTCATTAATTGTTAATGCTGAATCTTTACCGTCTGATCCTGTTCTGTATGTTAATGCCATTTTTTATTAAATTTAATTTTGTTATAAATATTATGAAGATGCTACAAAATACTCTATCTGAACACTTGCTGTATCTGCTTTTGCTTTAATCGATGATAAAGTAGCAAATGAAGAAAAATATTGAATATCAACATATCCTTCTACTACATAATCATAATAATCAGTTCCTTGAAATTGGGCATTTGAAAACACCATTGATTTTCCGGCATCTAATTTAAATAAAGATTCATCTCCTGATCCTACATTACCAGTATTAGGGTTTTGTGCTTCTGGGCTATCTTGGATTAAATATAAGGATACAAAATTAGTTGAACATAAATTTGTAAATCTCATATATTTAACTGTATCTCTTACAAAGGAACCTGCTGTTTGTTGTTCTTCAGAATCTACAAACCTTAAAATTTCAATTCCACTTCCACTAAAGGTAGGAGCTATAGTATCAGTTCTTTTCATTATCTGATTAACATCCTTAATAACCTCGGTATTGATAGATTGCTCCATATTACCATTAGGTAATCTTATTTCTTCTCTGATTGTTACTGATAATGAACCAGTAGGGTTACATATTGCCATTAGATAATTTTATTATAAATATGGTACTAATTTTTATTATTATAATTGTATGAACCAGAAGTAGTAATACTTACACCTTTGTCAATAGCTTCTTTATAATAGTCTAATAAATCTTCTACAATTTCATTTCTATGATTAGTATTTAAAGTAATAGCTTCTAGATTTTTAATCCTTCTAGCAGCTGAGTAGAGAAACTTAAAACCAGAATCCGATTTCTTTTTTAAATCTGTCTGATGGGCATCACCACATATCATCATTTTACTTCTTAAACCTATTCTAGATGTAATCATTTCCATTTGTTCATGAGTAACATTTTGTGCTTCATCTACTATTATCATAGCATCTAAAAATGTTCTACCTCTCATAAATGATACTGGTACTATTTCTATTTTACCATCTTCAATAAGTTTTTCTATTTTAACTTTATCATACAATTGAAAGAAATTTTGGTAAATAGGTTGTACCCAGGGATCCATTTTTTCTCTTAAATCACCAGGTAAAAAACCTATTTCTTCTTTTGATACCGTAGGTCTGGTGATTATAATTTTGTCGTATTGTCTACGTAATAGTCCATCTAATGCAACATTACATGCAAGTAATGTTTTTCCACTACCTGCACCCCCTCCAAGGAGAGTAATTGTATTTTCCAGGATGTGTTTTTTAGCGTCTTTTTGTTCTTCATTAAGTTGGAGTTTGAACTTAATTGGGTTTTTAGGAATTCTTTTAGACCGAAATACTTCGTCTGTATGGTGTTTACTTGCCATAAATTCTTTAAATTAGGGATTGTGTTATCAGTGAATACAACTGTTGTAAATACGTTAAGAAACAGTAAATTATTGATATAATTATATAATAAGATAAATATAGTTTGTGTATAACGCATTTTGTTATAAATATAAAAAAGAAAAAAAAACCCGGCCTAAGCCGGGTTAATTTTATTAAGATTTAATTAATCTTCTACTATAGAAGGTCTAAACCTGATACATTGATTTTTCCATAAAATTCTGGACGAACCATTTTCTTAGCATATCTAGTTAATAGACCTTTTCTTGGTACGAACGTATCTGGATCGTATACAAGTGGAGTCATGATTAACGGAATGTAAGGAGCAAATACAGCACCACTTTCTAGGAACTGAGTACCACGGTATCCTAATAGGATTGTGTTAGCAGTCATGTAAGGGTTTTTGTATACTTTTTGGCGGCTATTTAAAGCACCAACTTTTTGTACACCAAATGCATAGCTCATTTTAGCAGCATCACCATCTGTATCAGCAGCAAATCCTGGAATTGATTCCAAAATTGTTGCTACTTGTGGAGAAACAACCATAAAGTTAGCACCACCACGTAGAGTTTTCTGGTGAATGATGTTACTTAATTTCTGAATTTTAGTTCCTAATGTTTGGAACCATTGTCCTTGAGAATTGTAAAATCCAAGATTAGTATCTGTGATACCAGCACCTGTTCCTGAAAGTTGTTGGTTATTTTTAACCGACCATGTTTCAGTTCCTGCAGCAGCAGAATCAATTAACATACTTAAGATCTCTAAGTCAATTTCTAATGAAATGTACTCACTTAAGATTGAAGTTAATTCAGCTTCAGCATCTAGTGCATGATATGCATTTAAATCTTGTGCAAATTCTGGTGTCCATACAGCTTTCAGTTTTCTAGTTTTAGCAACAATTGCAGATGATTGCATCTGGATGTTGATTTCTGGAATTACTTGGTCTGGGCAACAGTTAGCTCCTGATTCATCGTTAAATGCATTTGGATGTGGGTTACCTGCTTCAAAATCACCTCTGTTATTATCAGTTGGTTGAATTTGGTAGTTTACATTTACATCATTAACTGTAATAGCAGTATCTAAAGCATAGAAATATACTTTTCCAGCTGCTGCATCGTATTCTGTAAATTCAGATACTTGTACACCAGCTACAGATCCATCAGATCCTGTTGGTACAACACCAGTTAAAGATCCAGTAAATAATTGGAATCCTTTAACAGCTTCGAAATCAGCAAATCCTAGGTCACTAGCATCAACAGCAACTCTTTGGTAATCACCAGCTGCAACAGATGCAGAATAATCACTGTTAAAGTTAAATTGATCCCAAGAAGCATTTGTTCTTGCAGAAGTTAATGCTAAAGACTGAGTATTTTGGATAGAATATCCAAAACGACCTGATCCATAAAGACCACCTGTGTTAGTGTTACCGAAAGGTTCATTACCACCTTTGTCACCATATAATGACCCACCAGCAGTAAATGGAGATTTGTTAGATCCATATTGGAAATCTAAGAAAAATACAAGTCCTGAAGGTAAATTCATTGGTTGTACTGATACAAATTCTTGTGCAGCAATTTGTCCGAATACTTTACGTACTAATGGTAAAGCAACTCCAGCCCACTGTCCACCAACGTTTACGCTAGTTTGAGATGAAAAAGTACCACCTGTTCCTACACCACCACTAGTTTGTGATGATTCTACTACAAGTTGTTTAGCTTGGTTTTCAAGAATAAGACCCATATTGTTTTTGTGGGCACCATTCAAACCTTCTAATAAACCTGTCTTTTCCCATTTGCTAGCTAATCTAGCCGCGTCAGACTGTAAAGACTGATATGGGTTCGCGCTTTCTAATAGAGTATTTAAGCTCATTTTTTTAGTTTTTTAAGGGTTATTTTAATAATTTAAATTAATCCAGCAAGTTTACGCATACGATTGTATACATCATTGCTTTCAATAATCGGTTTTTTAGCTTCAGTTATTGTTCCAGTTGCTTTAGATGCAGCACCTTTTGGTCTTACAATAGCTTCTGTTTTTGATACTAAACCTTCGTTTAATGTTTCAAAAATAACTTTAGCTTCTTTTACTGTTGACGCTTTGTCAAATGCTTTAAGCACTTTAACTTTTTTGTCTTCAGATAAGTTTTTAGATTTAAAAACTTTGTTTGTGTAGAGTAATTTAGCGTTAAGCAAATTAACTTCGTTTAATTCAACTTTAAGAGCTTCGATTTCATCTAATGCTTCTTTAAATCTCATTTTTTCAGTTTCTTTCTCGATTTTAGTGTCATCTTTGTCACCATCTTCGTTTCCAGCACCTTTTTCTCCGTCAACTGCTTCATCAATTTCTACATCAACATCAACGTCTTCAACGTCTTCAACGTCTTCAACGTCTTCAACATCTACAATGTCTTCTTCATCTTCCATTGCTTCCTCACCTGCTTCAATTGTTCCGTCTGCTACTAAATCTTTAATAACATCCTCAATGAATCCTTTTAAGTCATCTTCTGACATATCTTCAAGGTCAATTTCCTTGTCGTCTTTGTCTTCCATGTCTTCTTTTTCGTCTTTTTCGCCATCTAAATAGCCTTCTTCCTCAGCATCCGTACGTTCGTCCTCTTTCAAGTCCTCTTTTTCGTCCTTCATACCGTCTTTGTAGCCTTCTTCTTCAGCGTCTGTTCGAGCGTCTTCATCCAATTCAAGTTCAGCAAGTAACTCGTCAAGGTTAATTTCATCAAGCTCTTCTTTAGCTTCATCCATATCTTCTTTCTTTTCTTCTACTGTATCTTCAGAAACTTCTTCTTTAACGTCGTCTTCTTCATACTTATCGTATCCTTCGTCAACGTCTTCGTTGTCCATTTCTTCTAATTTTGCAGAAAGCATAGATTTCAAATGTGGTGTGAATGCTTCTTCAAGAGCAAGTTTTGCGTTTGCAATAGCAGTTTCTTTAACAGCTTTAGCATCAGCGATTGCTTCTTTTAACAAATCATTGTTTGCCATAATCTCAAAATTTTTTTTGTGAAATACGATTATTAAGAATCGTAATAGGGAATAATATATATCGGTGCCATATCTAAGTATTCATGACACATTGCGGTCATACGTATGTAAAAATATCTTAAGACACAAGAAGCGCTCAAAAGAGCGCTTTATGCATAAAATCCGTCGGTAGCGTCCGAAGAAATATTATTTATGTTATAGGACATGAACCTTTTGAACAAAGAATTTCATGTATTACTTTATTAACATTTGTATAATCATATGTGATTATATTTTTTCCTTCATTTAAGGTATGCATAAAAGAACCAGGATTTGATGGGGTTGAAACAAAATCCCAACATAATAATTCAAAATCATCTTGTACTTCCATTACACCACCTTTATCTTCTAAAGAACCCATACCACGAGAAGACACACCTACGGTAACTCCACTTTTAATTAGTTCTTTAAGAATATTTCCTGAAGGAGTAGGTAAAATTTCTATCTTACCTATACAATTATCACCATCCCACCAATATTCGGATATTAAATGTGATACGTTTTTTAAATTGATAACAGTTGATTCTGGGTGGTCAAGTTCTCCCATTGAACGTCTTTGTTCAATTAATTCAGAATATTTGTCCATTTCTCTATCCCACAGACCTTTTGAGTAGTAACGACCATTTCCGTTTTTTACTTCAGCCGTAGCTAAAATACCTTCTACCATTAAATTTCCACTCTCCTTATTAACATTTTCAGTTAATTGGGAGGGGGAGATTTTTACAGTATGAGTTTCTATTAATAGCTTTTTGCTCATGTTCTATTTGTTTACAGCATAAGCAGAAACTGATTGTCCTACTTGTTTAGGATCTCTTTCACCTGCAGCACCACGAGTTGGGTTATTTTTTTCATTCCAACTTACCTCATCCATTTCATCTACCATTTCTTTTTTGGAATATTTTGATCCACAAGATTTTTCATAGATTCTTTCCATTTTCATTTTCTTTCTTTCCAAATCTTTGATTTCTCTCTGCATTTGTTTCATTTTCGTCTTGTCAATTAATTCACTAAGATTTTCATCTTCTTGGATTGAACTAACTCTATCTACTTTTTCTTGAATATGATCATGTAAGAAGTCTAATTGAGCTTCCATTTTTACTTTTTCAGCTTCTTTTCCTATTTCCGCTAATTTACTATCTATAGATTCTTTTTTCACTTTTTTCTTTTTATCTTTAGCTGCTTGTTTCATTGATTCTTTTTTATCTCCGTCTCCGTCGATATCTGCAAAATCAGGTTTTGCAGCTTCTGATGTAGTATCTGAATAAGATACTGCTGTACCTTCATCTTCCATTTCATCCATTGGTAATTTTTTCTCTTCTTCTTTTTCAGCCATCATCTGACGAATAATATTTCCTGATTGTGCTGCTAATGAGTTTGGATTACCTGATGTTACTACTTGTCCAAATGCCTCTAAAACTAATTCTTTAGATTCTTTTACTAATTCCATAGAATCACCACCATCTTTTAATTTAGTACTAAATCCACTACCACCATAACTTTCGCCATCGTTTTGTTGTTGTTTTCCTTCTTTATATCCTAAACCTTGAACTCCAAATTGTCCTTCTTTTACATAATGTAATGGGTCTTTAGCTAAGTTTTTAACAGCTAATTCCATTGCTTCATCTAAAGATAATTCTTTATTGTAGTTAATTTCTAATTGAACACCACTTAATACTTCTTGAGCATTAACATTATTAATATTCTCTACTTTAGGATCGTAGTCATAATTATGGGAATCAATATTTTCTACACCATCTGATATTTTGTATGACCCAGCTAATTTGCTATCCATTTCATACTTTAATTTAGAATCAGCTTTAACTTTTTCGTCTTGTTCTTTAGAATTATATTTAACTTTATCTTCATTATTTACAATAGGCTCTAATGTACCACCTTCTGCTAAGAAATTTTCAAATTTAGTCCAGAATGGGTCTTTAGCACTTGCCTCAATAGTATTAATTGGTTTTAAAGTTACTATTTGACCTAATTCTTCATTAATTAGTTCTTTATCTTTTTTAGAACTAAATTCTTTTGAAAGTTGTTTGAATAATTGATTTGGTGTTTGTTTCATAATGTTATTTATCTAGTAATATTTCAATATCTTTTATATAGTCTCCTATTATGTCTGTAGGTTTTATTACAGCAAAAGTATTAGGTTGTTCTCTGTAAGCTTTTATAGTTTCTATTTTTGCTAAACGTAATAATTTTTTTACTACATCTAATCTATTTTCTAAAACATCAAAAGCTTCAATACGTTCTTTTTGGTATTGTGCTGCTTTAGATTCTTGTTCATTAATACTTCGGTTATACATATTAATAAAGTTTTTTAACTATCATTCCTGCTCCCTTTTGTACATAAGTACCATCTTTATTTTTAGGAACTAATTTATATTTAAATTGTTTTGTATAAGCGCTATTAGTGACTCCATCAGGACCTGCTTTGGGGCCAGGACCTAAATCTGCTCCATCACCTAATTTACCCTCACCCATTGTATAACCTAAAGAACTTACCATACCCGATGGCATTTTCATTTTATATTTAGATTTTTTATTTTTTTTCTTTTTACCTGGTTGTAATTTTTTTCTTACAAAAGCATATGGTGTATTATAAGCACCTGCGGCACCAGAGGTTGAAATTTCATCTACATCTTCTTCTCTGATTGCTTTTTTATAATCGGAAGGGTAATTATTTCTAACATGAGTACGAATTACATTTCTTAATTGTTTTGCCTGTTCGTATATGTCTAAGAATTTTTTATCATCTTTAGCTTTTTGATATACACCTTTTGCTGTAGATGCTAATTCCATAGAATCTTCAACTAGCTTAGATAAATTAGGAACATAATCAATAGACCAGGATATAGCACCAGTTTCGGGATCTTTATCTGTAACTACAGATTTTACACCTCCAGTAACCTTAGTATCACCTACCTCTATTTCTTTAAGTTTATATTTGTACGCCATTTGCTATTTGTATTTCGTTTACTAATTGGTAATAACGTAACAAATCAACTAAATTATTATCTCCAACTTTATCTGTTTTCTTTAATTCAGTTAAAAATTTAGCTACTTCAGTAATTTTAACTTTTGTAGCTTTATCTTTAATATTTTTTGTTTCTTTAACTAAAATACTTTTTAATTCATTAATTTTAACATTGTAGAAATTTCTTAAATCTGGTGTTGAATCTACTGAATTAATGTATTCTTTAAGTACTTGTTTTTGATCATTAGTTAATATGTCGTACTTATTATTAAACTTTTCTAATAATACCTTATAAGTAAGAGTTCTTATATCACTATCATATGTAGAAAATTCTTCAATTACTGTTTGTTTTGAATCTTGAGTAACTTCCTTTTTAGTTAAATGTTCTAATAAAGTTACTTTATTATCTACTAATTGTGTTGGGTTAGATATAGACTTTGAATTAACATTTTCTACTAAAGTGTATAAAGCCGCTAATTCTTTATAATTTGTTATTTTAGAACCAAAAAAGGATTCTAGATTATAATGTTTTTTAATTTCATTAATCAAATTATATTTTTGTTTTTTTAAAGACTTTCTATTAAACTTAGTAGAGGCCTCTAATATAGTATCAATTACTAATGTAGCCCTACCCTCAGTTACTACTTTAGATTTAAGTATAGATTCATATAATTTATACTCTTTACCTAAAGAAGTATTTACGAAATATTCTTTTAAAATATCTATAGCTGGTGAATTACCACCTTTAAGTGTGTCAGCGGTGATTTGGCGTACTAACAGTTCAAATAATATGCCTGTGTTTTTGTACTTTGAGTGTTTAATTTTCATCAAGAATATATTTATTTATAAATATGTGGAGTATTTTACTTCTTTAATTGTTTTTCATCTAATAATGAAGAATCGTCTTTATCCTCTTCAAATATTAATACCTTTTTATCTAAATCCTTAAACATATTTAAATTTTTCATATATGAAGACCGAGCACTTTCTAAAGCTAATGGACTTCCTCCTTTGAATTTATTTTTAATACTATTAGAATCATTTTTATCTGTATCTTTCATACGTTTAACTCCTAATCTATCTTTCCCAAAATTATCACCTTGTGTATTACGTTTTACATTAGTATCTTTTGGTCTACCTAATTTAGGATCATCAGCTGCATATTCTTCTGGTTTTGGTACTGCTCCTGGGTTAGTGTACATTCTACCACTTCCATATAATGAGGCTAAATCATGAGGTGTACCATATGATTTACCAGTTTCAACAGGATCATTTCCTTCTGCTTCTATTTGTGCCATTCTAAACTTACGTTTAGCATCTTCTCTAGATAAATCTCTATATTCATCATATTGGTCTTCGCTAAAATGGTAAACATGATCATAAATCCAATCAGAGGGTACTAAACCTTGTTCTAATAAAGTACCAGCTAATTCGGTTTTAGATTTAAGTAATTCAATTTTTTCTTGTTCTAAGATAATAGAAGGACTAGACATTTCTAAAGTAAAATTAGTTAATGTTTCATCAGTATATCCTTGGGTATATAAATGAACTAATGCAATTTTATTTAATTCAGAAACTAATATTCTTTGTATTCTTTCAATTGTGCGTGCAAATCTAATATCTTGTTGTGCTAGTGTAGCTTTACCTTCAACTCCTTCTTCGTATCCTAAGAAAGCTTTTGGAATTTTAAGTGCGGCAAATAATTTACCTCTTAAATATTCAACATCGGCAATCCCATCATATTGTAATCCTGGTGTGGTTTCTATTTTAGTTGTTTGGTCATTACCACGAACAGGGATATAAAAATCTTCCAACATATTTTGCATGTTGTATTTAAGGTTGTATTCTCCTGTTTTATTATCTTGGAAAGGTGTACGTTTTAAATTACCAATTGTTTTTTGCATAAATGCATCTATTTCATTTGGTGGGATAGAACCAACATTCATATAAAATATACGTTTTTCTGGGGCACGAGCAATTCTATGAATTAACATTGCATCTTCCATTAAAACATATTGTTTATATAATTTACGAGCGGGTTCAATATAAGCCCTACCATAAGGTAAATAATTAACATCTGAAAGAAGTCTAAAGTGAGCCATTTCATAATTGTCAAAGAAAATACCTTGTTCATCGTTTAAATTCCCAGCGGTTGAACCTGGTACAGGATACATACCTGAACTTAGATTATCCATTCCATCAGGAGCGTATCTAAACCTAATAGCAGAAGGATTCTGTGGGTTATAACCTTCTTGTCTTTCTATGTGATAAGCAGTATAAGGAATTACATTGTAAACCCCATACTTTTCAGCAATTTCTAATTTTAAGAAAAAATCACCATATTTACACATTTGTCTAACCCACATCCATAAGTTAAACTCAACATTTAATACATCGTAAAATAGGTTATACAACAATTTCTGGATATCTTCATTAGCACTTCTAATTTGAAGTACTTCACCCATATCATTTTTTAAAGTTGATTCATCTGCTAAGACATCAAGAGCAGATGCTATAATAGCATCATTATCCATTAAATCATATTCAGAATATAATTGAGGTCTTAAATATTGGTAATTCATATTGAATTGAGCACCATATAAAGAAGAAGGGCTTGTAGAAAAAACCCTATTATATCTATCCATTAATGAATTAGTTTCTAATTCACCTGTAGATTGTATTTTAGCACTATCAATTACTTTTATTTGGTTTCCACCTACATTTCTTATTACTACGTCAGTAGAAAATAATCTTTTTAGTCTTGAAAATACGCTTTTATCAGCCATAGTATGTTATTATTGTTATAAATATTATTAAAGAAGCCATTTAATGTCTTCCTTACCATCGGGTGTGTTTATGTGATAGGGATTATCTGAGCCTTGTGAAAAACCATATCCACCTTGGTACGAAGTCCTATCTACAGACATATTACCTAAAGCATTTTTAGTTGCTTGTAGTCCTTGTTGTCTTAATTTTAGCGCTGTATCTCTAATATACATAGCTATACCAAAGGACATTACTAAATCATCATTATACCCACTTTGAGCTTCTGCCCTATTATTTTTCCATATAAAGGTTTTCATTTCTTCTAGCAATCTTTTTGATTGTATTGTTACTCCTTTATCACTAATATATTCCTGAAATTTACCTATTACCATAGGTCTAGTTCTAGAAGACATTGTAAAACCGGCTACCATTTTTGAATGGTCCTGGTATTTGTCAAAATACGAACTAGCATTTGGGGAATCACTCTTTTGTGAATAGTAAAGGTTAGGATATTGTCTATCTAAAGCAACTTGTATTGTTGCCCAACCTATATTAGCATTCTCTATTACTAACATTGCTTCATTATATTCAGTAGCTAAACCAACTAATAAATGCCCGTATTCTTTTGTACCTAATTGTCCTTTATATTCAGCAACTTGTACATTATTGGCTACATCAATTACATGACATGCGGAATAATCTTTTCCATCTCCACGAGCAACGTCTGCTACTACCACATAATCTCTTGTGTAATCAGGTGATTCCCAAACCCATAAGTTTTGGTCTGCTCCTCTTCTTTCCATAGGATCTTTTATATAAGTTTTTTCATAAAAGTCTATATATTCAGGATAAAATACAATATCACCAGAGGTACTAAAATCACAATCACATTCTTGTGCAGCCATTCTAGGATCACCTAATAATTCATCTTGTGTATCCCTCCATTTTTGATCTCTTTCTGGGTGGACATACCAGGGGAGTTTTATAGGTAAAAATTGATTTTCTCTATTTTCTGCTCTAACCCATGTTTGATGAAACCAATTTCCAGTACCATAAGGGGTAGATAATGCTATACAACCACCACCAGTTGCTAATGTTTGTTGTGCTGAGGCCCATATTTCTCCAATATTATCAATAAAAGCTGCCTCATCAATTAGTAGTAAAGATACTGCTTCGGATCTACCTGCATCACTTGAAGCCGATGTTGCTTTAATTTGTGATCCATTTGCTAATCGTAAAGTTAATTTATTATTTTCAGGAGCATCTATTTTAAGCCATGAAGGTAAGTTTTCATACATGAATTTTACCTTTGTTACCATGTTTTTAGCTGTTTCTTGCTTAGTTGCAATACAAAGAATATTTTTATCCTTATGGAATGTCATTAACCACAATGAATAACCAGCACCTAAAGTAGATATACCTAACTGTCTAGATTTTAATACTACACTATAGGGATTTTCTTGAAATAACGTTAATACTTTTTCTTGGAATGGGTATAGATTAAACTGTATACGCCCACGTTGTGGGTGCTGTATATAACAGTATTTACGCATAAAGTGTACTGGGTCTTGAGCACATTTTAAGTATTCTTGGCGTATTACTTTTTTTAAATCAGACATACTATTTTACTAAAAGTACAGCAGCTAATACTGCTACTACTCCAGCCCCTGCTGTTAATTTATTTTTAAACTTTTGTTTTTTTACTTCAAGTTTTAACTTTTCATTTAACTGTTGGGAAAGTATAAGTTGTGACCCCTTTGTATCTAATATAGAATTAAAATTATTGATTTGAAAATTAAGGTTATTAATAACACTATCTTTTAATATAATTTTATTTTTTAATAAAGAGTACTTTGTATTGATTAAACTTAATTCTTGTTTAAAACTATCTCCAGTTATTAAATCCTTAATTACTAGTCTGACTATTGGTTTTTTTAATTGAATCGAAGTACTGTCTATAACGTTCTGTGAAAAACCGTTCAAGCTCATCATCCCCAAAAGAATCAACATTATTAACTTTCTCATTTGTTTGTCTTTTTAATATAACTATTTTATTATCTTGTTTACTAATTTCTTGGTCTAATTTTGTTATTTGACCATTTAAGGTATCAATTTCCAAGGTTAATTCTTCATTTATGTTATGTAAAGAATTAATTTTATTTTCTAATGCCTCTATTTTACTATTATACTCATTGATATATTCATCTTCATTTGAAGAGTACATATTAATTAGGTAGTAAGCACCAAAAAATACTATAGCAATATATAAAAACCTTTCCTTAGATGACATTATATCTTCTTATTATCTAGAATACTTTCTAGTTCTTTTTTTAGTTTAGTTTTATCTTTTAAGATTTTAACTAATTTTTCTTTTTCTTCACCTTCAGCTTTAGAATATTTTTTAGCTAATGATTTCATCTCACGAGTTAATAGTGCCAATTCTTCTTTTGCTTTAGCTAAACCTTTAGTTTTTTTAATATCGGATTTAGTTGGTTCTGCATCTTCGTTTTCATTTAAACCCATAGAACTAGCTATATCAGAGAGCCCTCGCATAAGTCCCTTTTGAAAGTAACGAAAATCTATTTGAGAATTAAGGTATGATTTTCTTATTATTGTAAAAACTTCATCAGCAGCATTATACCCCATTTCTTCTATTTCATCTAAACCCACATTTGCATTTTCTTTTATATCGTAAGGGTTTTTATGGGGATTTACAACGGCATCATATGCTTTACCAATATCACCACCATATAAATTATCAGTGATTTTTTTGCCTAACATTTTTAACTGGTCATTATTTAGGGTATGTTTTTTTCCAAATCCTTCTAAATAGAATTGACCTATATCTTCATAGTCATAAGTAAAATCTTTCATTAATGGTGTTGCATCTTCTTCTATACCAGCTTCTTTTTTAGCTGATTCTAGATCCTTAATAGCGGCAGTTAATTCTTTAGTTTTTTCAATTTCTGCTTCAGTATCTTCAGATAATGTAGAGATAATATTTTCTCTAATATAATTTTTTAATTCAGATTTTTTCATTATAATAAGGTTTTATTATAAATATGTTAAAGATTAGTAAACTTTAATATTTGTTGGATTCGTTCCTCTGTAGATCCAGATATCTTTTCTATTTTACCTGCTTTATGACCATGTCTTTTAATAAGTGTGGTAATAGTAAAATCAATTAAATCTCTATAGTGCTCATCTGTTTCACGTACTCCATTATCTTCAATATCTATTCCATAAGGAGATATGTAAAAAATATAATCATATTCTCTAACAAATTCACTAGCATATGTTTCAAATGCTTCTTTATCCTGGTGAGGTATTGATTTTGCATTTAAAGTAAATGCCATAACATCAAGAACTGTTCTATCTGTAATAATATCTGTTTGAATTAATTCAGCACAACGTTCAGCCAAGAATATGGTTTGACCCTTTAATGTTGAATCTGTATTAAGTGGAATACCTTGCTCCATCAAGTATTTAGAACGTTCTGTTCTAAACATATAATCTTTAAATTGCCTTGTTTCTTTTAAAGCATTTACTAATGTAGTTTTACCTACACTCATTGTACCACATAAACCTATTTTCATATCTTAGTTTCTATAATCTGAAAGGTGTGCTTTCATTGATTGATTTTTATAATAAGGTAAACCTTCTCTTTGTTGTCTTGCTTCATTCCATTCCTCTTTGGTATGTTTAATACCATATAAATGATATTCTCCTAATTTTTCTTTACCTTCAGGAATTAAAGCATGTCCCTCCCAATTGTGGAGTTTATTATCCCATACATAAGCGATAGTACCATCTGCTTTTTTTAATCTTTTACTTTGTGGAAACGGTGTTTTTGTTGATTTTGCCATAATTTTTATTTGTTATCAATATACGAAATTTATTTTAATTTTCCAAAAGTGATTCAGCAACATATGTCCCTTGTGCACCACTTACCGTTATACCTCTAGCTGATAAAGCATCGCCTACGAAGTGTACGTTAGGATACTTAGTGAGTGCTAAATTGGCATAATCGACAAGTGGCTCAGGAGAAAGATATTTTACTTCAGGTACATAAATACCCCAATCATCTTTTAATGTTGGGAATACTTTTTTCATGTCCTCAATAAAATCATATACATACATAAAGTAGGGTTGCATTGATTTTGAAATTTTATGTAATGTATCTACTTGAATAGCTGATACATTTACACCTTCAGATGTTTGTGATGGTTTTCTACTTGGGCTATAATATAAACCAGTACCGTCTATTTGTAATTTTTTAACTACATCTCTAGACCAATCAAATGGTTTATCAATGCCTTGCACTTCCATTAATATACCAAAATTGGTCATATCATTTCGGAATGCTTCATCTTTTTTAGCGTGTCCGTTGTACGAATGATCTCCATACGTTTCTTCAACGGCAACATATGCTGCATTGTTGTTTGTACAGAAAGAACGTAATGATACTCCTTTGTCTTCATATTTTCTATATAATTTGAAATCATAAGATACATCAATTAATTTTTGGAAGTGTTTTTGTGGTGCTTCAAATCGAACACCTATTTGTACTGGTTTTGGTTCAGTTGGTAAATCGTATTTTTCAGCTAATTGTTTACCAAAGTCAATACCTGATTTACCTACACCAAAAATAAGTGTATCGTATTCAAATGAATGTTCTAAATCAGATTCAAGTACTACTACTTTACCTGTATTATTTTCAAAATCAATATCTGTAACTTTAGCTTCCCATTCAAATTGAACACCACCATCAACTAAAAAGTCATACCAATTTTTACCTATTTCATGTAAATAATCTGTACCAACATGCCATACTGGGAATAAACGTAATCCAAAATATGGTTTAATAAATTCTGGTTCTGCAATAGGGTTTGAACATTGTACTTCTTCGGGTTTAGGGTGGAAACGTTTAAAATTATCAATCACCTGATCAAATAATTCCATTGCTTTTTCTTCACCACAATATTTAGATAATTGTCCTCCAATTGAAGTATGATAAGTTAATTTACCATCAGACCAACCTCCTGCTCCTAGGAAACCTGTCATTACCTCTTCATATGGTCTTAA